TTAGGCGGCGGCGCGTCCGGCCCAGGCTGCGCGGCTGGGGAAGGGCGTGGCAGCGAGCAGCGCGAGCTGCGGACGCGCCTGATCGTCGATGCCGGCGACCACGCATTGGGCGAGACCGATCGCGCTGCTTGCCAATAGATTCACGGTCATCTGGTCGCCCGGCCGCAGCATGTCAGCCGCCAAGGCGAAATAGGCGGTTGAGAGGATCTCCGGCAGGGGGTCGGCGGAGCGGTAATGCCAATGGGTGAAGCCATTGGCGTAAGCAAGCACACTGAGCTGGGCTGCAACGAAGCTCATGAACCCCTCCCTTTTTCGGACGATAAACCCATTCTAGCTGACGATTACGCAATATGTCAACTCAAAATGCGTTTCCGCAACGCAGCAAAAAGCCTCACGCGCCGAAGCTTGCGGTGAGGCTTTGGGAAAAAAGCGCCAGCGGCGGCGTCAGGTCCCGTGTGGGATCAGCCGGCTTCGCCGGCCCCGGTGATGCGATAGATCCGCTTCACATCGCCGGCCTTCAGCGAGATGTCGCGCGCCGGGTTGAACTGGTGGAGGACCACTTCCTCGTCATTGCGGCGGAGAAATTGCTTGATGAGGCCCTGGCCGTCGCTGAGCTCGACGGCGACGAAGCAATTCTTGGTCAGCGGGCGGTTCGGGTTGACGTAGAGCAACTCGCCGGCGAAGTAGCGCGGCTCCATGGAATCGCCGTCGACATATAAGGCGAAGGCATTGAACGCGCCTTTGAGATTGGCCGGGCGTTCGACGAATTCCTTGGCCTCGCCTTCGTTGAAATAGAAACCCTCGCTGCCGCCTTTAACCGCGCCAATCACGGGCAAATCGCGCTGGCTTTGCCCGCCACCCAGGGCATTGGGGCGCGGTGTCACAGGTTCGCGGCGATGCGTCACCGTCTGGCCTTGCTCGATGCCGGCCAACTGCAGCACGCCCCCCGGCTCCGTGCCGTGCTGGCTGAAAAGGGCATCAAGTTCGCGGGCCAGTTCGAAGGGCAGGAAGCGGCGCTTGTAGCGGTCCTCGTAATGCTGATAGCGCGTGAGGCTCCAGCCCAGCGCCTCGGACACCGAGCGCATGGTGAGACCGGCCTGTTCGCGCAATTCCTTCAGCCGCCTGGCGGCTTCCGAGATTTCTGTCATTGGAATCTCCTTATCGACCATCCAATTGCGGGGTAGCGCCGGCGCGCGCACCATCGGGTCGATTCATCACGGCCATATATGTACGAAGAATACGTTTTTAAAGCTTGACAGCGTAACCAAAATATGCGTATTATCGCATAATCCTATAACGCGCAAAGCCTGTCGGCGGCCACCCGGGCCGAATGGGAGGAAAATGATGGAACAAAACAGAAACAAAATCCAGGCGGAGCTCTGGGTCGGCCTGCGACGGTGCCTGTGCTGCGGCGGCCGTTTCGTGGCGCTGAGCCCTTATGTGCGGGTCTGCGATCCGTGCAAGGCCAGCGAGGAATGGCAGAGCGGCAATGTCGACATCGTCCGCCACGGCTCCGGCACACATTCCGGTGCCAACCCCGCCAATGACAACTGACCCCGTGATGACGAATCTGGAGGAACCGAAAACCATGGCCGAGATCGTCGACTTCCCCCCGAGCCCCACGATGCGACCCGAACAGGCGGTCGGCACTTGCCAGAAGACAAGGTGGTCGCAATTCCTGGGCATCGGCATCACCGAGGCGGGCGAGTTCGAGGTGGTGAACAGCGACATGACCGCCGAACGTGCGCTGTGGCTGGTGAAATGGGCCGAGCGCTGGGCCATGGGCCTCGACGAGATCGAGGAGATCGAGGGATGAGGGCGTTCATCGCGAGCAAACGCGGCCGGCCGCGCCAGTCCACCCATGACAAGCCGGCCGCCAATGACAATACGCCCGATCGTCGAGATCGCGGCACGCCCGAGCTGCAGTTGAAGCGAGCGGCCTGGGCGCGCGGGGTTGCGGCGGAAACGGCGACGCATCCCTTGGATCTGCTGCTGGCCCATGGCTTGATCGATACCGGAGAGCACCGAGCTGGATGGCGGTATGCGGCACTCTATCGGCGCCTCATCGGCCGCACGGAGATGAGCTATGGCCGGCTTTATGCGGGCCTTGCCGGCGAGAGCCGGGCCCGCCCGACGGATGAAGCCTTCGATCCCGCGGCGGATGAGGCGCTGCGCGCCGAGGCACAGCAGCAGTTTCGCACGGCACAGGCGGCGTTGCGTGGCGAAGGTGCCGTGGTCGCCGGCGTCACCGAGCGATTGGCCGTCTTCGGGGCGTTTCCGGATTGGCTGCTGGCAAAGGATGCGGCGGCCTTGCGCGCGCGCGGATTGCTGCGCAAAGGGCTGCGGCAGTTGGCCGGGGCTTTCAGGTGCGAGAAGGCGCCTGTCGATTCCCGGATATTGCGGGGGAGTCTGCGATGACCCAGCGCGAGGTACTGAAGAAGATGCTGCGTGCGGCGCAGGACGGACCCAATGCGATCGAAAGCCTGGCGCGGCGCCACGCCGAGGCGGCCGTCGCATCCCTGGCGGCCGTCCTGAACGACGAGAACGCCACGCCGGCCGTGCGGATTTCCGCGGCAACGGCCCTGCTGCAATGGGGCTATGGCCGTCCGGGCGCGCAGATCAAGGTCAAGCCGAGCGAGAATGCGGTGCAACTCGTGCGGCTCAGCTGGGGTGCCGAAGAATAGGCAAAATAGGCCTTGACAGCCTAGGAATATTTTGCTAGTATATAAATATAGACTGCGATAAAGCGCCCCGGAGAGCCCCACAGGCTTTCGCGGGGCGTTTTCATTTCCCCATAACGATGGATGCAAGATGGCCAAGGCGGTGCAACGACAAGCGGCCAAAGGAAGGTCGCGCGACGTGCATCTCTATAGCCCGCGTCCGCACCAGGCCGATCTGCACCGCGCGCTGAAACGCTTCAACGTGCTGGTGGCGCATCGGCGTTTCGGCAAGACGGTCTTCTGCATCAACGAACTCATCGCCAAGGCGGCAGCCAATCCGAAGCCTGAAGCTCGCTATGGCTATGTGGCACCGCTGCTGACGCAGGCCAAGGATGTCGCCTGGGTCTATCTGAAGCGCTTCACAGCACCCATCCCCGGCATCGAGGTGAGCGAGACGGAATTGTGGGTGCAGCTGCCCAATGGCGCGCGCATCCGTCTTTACGGTGCCGACAATGCCGATCGCTTGCGCGGCCTCTATTTCGACGGCGTGGTCCTGGATGAATACGCACAGATGAGTCCGCGTGTCTGGCCCGAGGTGGTGCGGCCGATGCTGGCCGACCGCCAGGGCTGGGCGCTGTTCATCGGCACGCCGATGGGGCGAAATCATTTCTGCGCGCTCTATGAACAGGCGATGACCGATGCCGATTGGCTTGCCAGGCGCTTCCCCGCGAGCGACACCGGCATCTTGGCGGTGGCCGAGTTGACGGCGGCCCGGCGCGCCATGTCGGCCCAAGCCTTTGCACAGGAATTCGAATGCAGCTTTGCAGCCGGCGTGCCGGGCGCCTATTACGCGCCGCTGTTGGAACTGGCGGAGCAGGATGGCCGCATCGGCCGCGTACCCTGGGAGCCGCGTCTGCCGGTGACGACGGCCTGGGATCTCGGCATCGGTGATGCGACGGCGATCTGGTTTGCGCAAACGCTGGGCCAGGAGATCCGCATCATCGATTATTACGAGGCGAGCGGTGCGGCGCTGGCGCACTATGCCAAACAGCTGTCCGATAAGCCCTATGTCTATCACGAGCATTTGCTGCCGCATGATGTCTCGGTGCGGGAGTTGAGCACGGGACAGACGCGGCTCGATACCTTGCGCAGCCTCGGCCTCAAAGTGCGCGTGCTGAGTGCTGATTCCGTTGAGGATGGGATCGAGGCGGTGCGGAACCTCATTCCCCGCTGCTGGATCGATGCGCAGAAATGTGCGCGGGGGCTCGACGCGCTGCGGCTCTATCGTCCGGAATTCGATGCGCGACGCGAGACTTTCAGCGCGCGGCCGATCCATGACTGGACCAGCCATGCGGCCGATGCCTTTCGCTATCTGGCGCGAGGTTTGAGGCGACCGGCGCGGCCGTTGTCGGAGCCGGGGCAAATCGCCGATTACAGTCCGTTCAGCTGGTAGCGACCCATGGATGTCAGACCCTTGACGCGCGACGCCGTGCAGAAGGTCGCCGCGGCGATGCGTGCGCCAGACCGGGCGGAGATTTTTGCGACGCGCTTTGACGACGATGTCGCGGCCCTGGCCGAGGATCTGATCGCCGGTGATCCGGTCGGCGCTGTCCTCGCGGCCGATGATGGCACGCCGATCGCCGTCGTCGGGGCCACGGAAATGTGGCCGGGACTCTGGTCGATGTGGATGTTCGCCACCGACCGCTGGCCGGAAATAGCGCGCGCAGCCACGCGCTTTGCCAAACGCGAGATGTGGCCGGCTTTGCTGGCCCTGGGCCTGCGGCGCGGCGAATGCTGCTCAGCCGCGCAGCACGACATGGCACATCGCTGGATCCGCCATTTGGGTGGGGTCCAGGAATCCATCCACCCGGCTTTCGGCAAAGGCGGGGAAACGTTCATCGGCTTTGTCATCTATGGAGAGACAGAAAATGTGCGCGACACCGAAATCGCATCATCAGAGCAGCGTGGGCAGCAGCGGCAGTAAGGCCAATGCAACGCCTTCGGCCAGCGACGCCGTCGCCGATGCCGCCGCGGAAAAGGAACTGCGCCGCCTGCGTTCGCTCTATGGCCGCCGCGCCACGATCCTGACGCCGGAGCGCGCGGCCCTGGGCGAGGCGCCGGCGGCGCAGAAGAACCTGCTGGGTTCGTGAGCGGATCAGCACCCCACATGGACAATATCGCCGACGACCTCATCCGCCGCCAGGAGGCCCTGGCCGGCGAACGCGCGACGCTCGATACGCTGTGGCAGGAAATCGCCGAGCTGATGAAGCCGTTGCGCGCCGATTTCACCTTTCAACGCGTGCCCGGCGACAAGCGCACGCAGAAGGTCTTCGATGCGACCGCCGGGCTTGCCGCCGACAATCTTGCGGCTGGCCTGTGGGGCATGATCACCAATGCCGCCAATGACTGGTTCACCTTGCGCTCGGATCTGCCCGAAAGCGAGGAGGCGCAAGAAACCAAGGAATGGCTGGATGACGTGACGCGGCGCATGCAGGGCGCCTTTGCCGCCAATGGGCAGCGCTTCTATGCCCGCGTCCTGGAACTCTATGCCGACCTGGTGACCTTCGGCACGGGCGTCTTCTATTCGGAGGAGGATGCGGCGACCGGGCGGGTGCATTATTCCTGCCGGCACCTCGCCGAATGCTTCATCGCGGAGAACGAGCGTGACGAAGTCGACACCGTCTTCCGCCGCTTCAGTTTCACCGCGCGCCAGGCACATAAACGCTGGGGCGACAAATGCCATGCCAGCCTGTTGCGCGCCTTGGAGAAGGAACCGGACCGGCGTTTCAGTTTCCTGCATGCGGTAATGCCGCGAGAGGATGTGGCGCAGGGCCGATTCGACCGGGCGGGTATGGCGTTCGCCTCCTTCTACATCGATGTGGAGAATCGCCTGCTGCTGTCGGAAGGCGGCTATCACGACTTTCCCTATCAAGTGCCGCGCTGGTCGACGGCCTCGCGCGGGCTTTATGGCGACAGCCCGGCGATGCTGGCACTGCCTGACGTGAAGATGCTCAACGCCATGTCGAAGACGACGATCGTCGCGGCGCAAAAGGCGGTCGATCCGCCGCTCCTGGCGGTCGATGAGGTGGCGGTGCGGGGCCTGCGCACGCATCCCGGCGGCATCATCTATGGCGGCCTCGATGAGAACGGGCGGCGCCGCTACGAGCCGCTGCACGGCAACGGCAATGTGGGATTGGGGCTGGAGCTTGAGGAACAGCGCCGCGAGGCGGTGCGGCAGGCCTTCTATTTTTCTCTGCTGCAGATGGTGCAGCAACCCAACCAGACGGCCACGGAAGTGCTGGCGCGGCAAGAGGAGAAGCTGCGCCTGATGGGGCCGCATCTCGGGCGTATCCAGGCGGAGTTCCTGGACCCGCTCATCCGCCGGCAATTCGGCATCATGCGCCGCGCCAATCTGCTGCCCGCGCCGCCCAAGCAGCTGCGCCAGCACGGCATCCGCATCGAATATGTCTCACCCCTGGCGCGTGCGCAGCGGGCCGGCGAGGGGGCGGCGATCGTGCGGGCGCTGGAATCACTGGCACCGCTGGGCGCCATCAAGCCGGAGATCTACGACAACATCGATTCGGATGCGGCGGCACGCTTGCTTGCCCAATCCTTCGGCGTGCCGAACAACCTGCTGCGCACACCGGCTGCAGTGAAGAAACTGCGCAAGGATGCGGAGAAGGACGGCGCCGCTGCCGGCGGGGCACAACAAGCCGGCATGGAAGGTGATGCGATGGCCGGGTTGGGCGATCTGGGGGCCATGCTGTCGGGTGGGATGGCGCCATGAAGGCCGGTATCACCTGGCTGCTGCGCCTGCATGGGCGGGCGCGGGCGCAGCGCGTGGCGGAGGCCTATCGCCGGCAGCTTGCCGCAGATGATGGCGCGGCGCGGCTGATCCTCTCGGATCTCGCGCATTACTGCCGGGCGGGGCAGAGCAGTTTCGTGCCGGGCGATCCGCATCAGACGGCGTTCAACGAAGGGGCGCGCGATGCCTTTCTGCATATCGCGGAAATGTGCGGCGTGACCCCGCGGGATTTTACCGCACTTCTGGAAGAGGTGATCGATGATCGATGAGAAGAAGCAGCCCGGCGGGACGGACGCCGCAGATTGGCGCCTGGGGCTGGAGGAAGATCTGGCGGGGCTGGTGCAGCAGAAGGGCTGGCGCTCGGCCAAGGACGTGCTGACCTCATATCGCAGCCTGGAGAAGATGCTGGGCGGCGATCGCCTGGTGCTGCCTGGCAGGGATGCCGGGCCAGAGGCCTGGGGGCCGGTCTGGGAAAAGCTCGGCCGGCCGGCCGATGCTGCGGGCTATGCCTTGTCGGTGCCCGGGGGTGGTGATCCGGCGGCTGGTGAGTATGACGGGCCGACGGCGCAATGGTTTCGCGATACGGCCTTCGAACTGGGCCTGACGCAGACGCAAGCGGCCAAGCTGCACGATGCGTTCCTGGAGCGCTTTGGCAAAGAGCCACAACCGTCATTGCCGCAGGAAGAGGCGCCCGACTTGAAGGCTCTGTGGGGACGTCAGTACGATCGCAACATGGCGGCGGCGCGGCGGGCCTATGGCACCTTCCTGGGCGATGAAGGGCAGTTCAACCAGATCGCCGACGGCATCGGCACGCAGGCTTTGCTCGAACTCCTTGCCAAGGTGGGACATGCCACGGGCGAGGACAGCATGACGGGGCGCGCCGATGCCAGGAATGGCGGTCCGCGTTCGGCGGCCGAGGCGCTCAGCGAGATCGGCAAGTTGCAGGCGGCGGCCAAAACCGACCCCAAGCATCCCTATACGAATAAGACCCACCCAGATCATACGGCGACGGTGAAGCGCATGGAGGATCTGTTCGCGCTGGCCTATGGGAAAATTTAGCAATCCTGGGGCTTGCATCTTCGATGGGTTGTGGCAGTCTCCCGCGCCATTCAAGCTGGGGCTGTCACGGGGGCTGTTAAGATGAGATCGTTCTGCTGGCTGTCGGGCGCGGCGGCGAGCCTGGTTCTGAGCCTGGCCGGGTGCATCAACATCGATACCAGCTTCCTGCCGAAAACCAGTTCGGTCGTGGTGAACGAAGTCGAGATCGGGCCCAAGACCTGGGAGGCCTATCAGCAGTATCTGGCGGCCATCTCACCCGCGGGCCATGGCGTCTTTGCCATCGCCAGTGATGGGCAGGGTGGCGAGTCCTGGATCTGCAAGAGTGCAAACTGTGTCGATAACGGCCAGTTCGTCACCAACGCGATCCAACGCTGCGAGCGGAGCAATCCCGGCTATACCTGCATCATCTTCGATATCGACCGAGTGCCGCAGATCAAGTTCACCCCGCCCAGCTGAGGCGGCGTCCCAAGACGATCACCCAACCCCGCTCCGGCGGGGTTTTCTTTTGCGCACGTTTTTCATAGCGCAAATTTTCAAAGTCCGGAGAACCGTCGCTGCTTGCGATGGCCCGGCTGACGGCCCGGAAAGACGGCCGCTGACGGCGCGCGCCTTGCGCCGAGAGGTCTGGATTGTTTAGCCGCGGCTCGCGGCCGCACAGTCGGCGGATGCCGACATGCGTCGGCGGCCAACCCCGCGATCCGCGGCTGGTTGGACTGCTCCAGGCAACCTCGCCGATCAAAGCAGTCACTTCCGACAACAGACGAAAAGGAGTCGTGGACCCATGTCCTCGCAGATCCAGGTTGCTTTCAACAACCTCTATAGTGCCAACATCATGCTGCTGGTGCAGCAGAAGGGCAGCCGCCTCAAAGACGCGGTGCGCCAGGAAGTGGTCGAGGGCGAGATCGCCTATTTCGACCAGATCGGTGCCGGCAGCGCCATCAAGCGCCAGTCGCGCCATGCCGACACACCACTCACCGAAACGCCGCATGCCCGGCGCCAGGTGATGCTGGAAGATTACGAGTATTCCGACCTCATCGACCGCCTCGACCAGGTGAAGACGCTGACCGATCCGACCAGCGCCTATAGCCAGGCGGCAGCGCATGCGCTGGGTCGCGCCATGGACGATGTCATCATCGCCAATGCCAACGGCACGGCCCGCACCGGCAAGACCGGTCAGACCAGCGTGGCCCTGCCCTCGGGCCAGAAGATCGCCGTCGGCGGCACCGGCCTTACGCTCGCCAAGCTGCTGCAGGCCAAGGAAATCCTCGATGCGGCGGAGAACGATCCGGACGAGCCGCGTTTCATCGCCTGCCCCGCCAAGGACATCACCGTCCTGCTCTCCAACACCCAGGTGACGTCGAGCGATTACAACACGGTGAAAGCGCTGGCCGCGGGCCAGATCGACACCTTCCTCGGCTTCAAGTTCATCCGCACGCAGCGCCTGGGCACCACCAGCGGCGGCGACCGGGCGTGCCTTGCCTGGCGCCAGTCGGCTCTGCTGCTCGCCATCGCGCAGACGCCGAAGGTGAAGGTCACCGAACGACCCGACAAGTCCTATGCGACGCAGGTCTATTGCGCGATGTCGGTCGGTGCCACGCGCATGGAAGAGGAAGGCGTCGTCGAGATCGCGACTCTTGCTTAAGTGCTGGCGCGGGCAACTGCCGCCCGCCAACCCAGTTGCCCGCGCCAGATCGCAGACTGAAATCTAACAGGAGAAAACATATGGCTACTCAATACGGCACCCAGATGGGGCGCCTGCGCAATACGTTGCCGGTGGATCTGCCGATGGCCGGCGATATCCACGGCCGCGTGCGTGTGTTCAACGAGAAGGTTGTGCTGGCAGCGCAGCCGACCAGCGACATCGTCGAAGTGGCGCGCCTGCCCAAGGGTGCACGCGTGCTCTATGGCATCGTCAGCAGCACGGTTTCGCTGGGATCGTCGACGCTGGCCATCGGCATCGCCGGCAATACCGGCAAATATCGCGGCGGCGCCGTCTTCACCGCGGTCGACACGCCCACCCTGTTCGGACCGGCCGCCGTTGCCGGCGAAGCGCTGGCGGCCGAGGAAATCGTCATCCTCACCATTGGTGCCGCGGCCCTGCCGGCCTCCGGCACCCTGCGCGTGATGCTGTTCTACACCTTGGATTGAGATGATCGCGCGGGCAACTGCCGCCCGCCAACCCAGTTGCCCGCACGATAAGTTGGATTGAGATGATCGCGCGGGCAACTGCCGCCCGCCAACCCAGTTGCCCGCGCGATAAGAAAGAGAGTGATCATGACCGTCTCGACCGTTTCGATCTGCAACCGCGCGCTGGATCTCCTCGGCGCCGATCCCATCACCTCGCTGGAGGACGGGTCGAAGGCGGCCAATCTGTGCCAGCGCAATTTCGAACCCTCGGCGGATTCGGTGTTGCGGCTTTACCCGTGGAACGCGGCGCTGCGGCGGGCGCGCCTGCCGGCTCTGGCGGAGGCGCCGGCCTGGGGCTATCGCTACCAGTACCAGCTGCCGCAGGGGCCGGAGCCGGCTCTGTGCCTGCGCCTGCTCGAGGTCGATAACGGCACCGATTACCGGGTCGAAGGCCGCCGGATCCTCGCCGATTACGGCGCGCCCCTCGACATCCTCTATATCGGGCGCATCATCGACAGCGCCAATTACGATCCGCTGTTGGCCGAAGCGATCGCCGCCAAGCTCGCCGTGCATCTTGCCGGCAATCTCACCGAGAGCGCCTCGCGCATCGAGGTGGCGCGCGATTACCTGCGCAGCATCATCGCCGAAGCCAAAGCGACCGACGCCCAGGAAGGCGGCGCCAGCGAGTTGGTGGTCGATGCCTGGCTGGCGGCGCGGAGCTGACGCCATGCCGCGTGCCTCGCTGCTGCTCTCGACCTTCAATGCGGGCGAATGGTCGCCCGAACTCTATGGCCGCATCGATCTCGACAAATATCGCAACGCCTGCCGTCGCATCGAGAATTTCGTGCTGCTGGCGCAAGGGCCGGCGACCCGGCGACCCGGCACACAGTATGTCGCCTCGACCAAGGAGGATGGCGTGGTGCGCCTGATCCCGTTCGAGTTCTCGACGGAACAGGCCTACATCATCGAAGCGGGCGCCAATTATTTCCGCTTCTACATGAATGGCGGGCGCATCGAAACCGCGCCGGGTGTCGCCTACGAGATCGCGACACCTTACGGGGTCAGCGATCTCTCCGGGCTGAAATGGGCGCAGTCCGCCGACGTGCTCTATCTGGTTCATCCGCAGTTCCAGCCGCACAAGCTGGCCCGCAGCGGCCATACCAACTGGTCGATGACTCCGATCGACTTTTCGGACGGGCCCTATCTCGATGAGAATGTGGCTGCTGTGAACATGACGCCGGCGGCGGCGAACGGCAGCAATGTGACGCTGACGGCCTCGGCCGCCACTTTCGTCGCTGGTGACGTCGGGCGCCTCGTGCGCATCAAGCATGGCAGTACCTGGGGCTGGGGCAAGATCATCACCTTCACCAGCGCGACCCAGGTCAAGATCGACATCAAGAGCGCCTTCGGCGGCACGGGTGCGGTCCCCACCTGGCGGCTCGGCGCATGGTCGCCCGGCACGGGCTGGCCAAGCACCATCACGTTTCATGAGGAACGGCTGTTCCTCGCCAACACGAAATACCAGCCGCAGACGTTGTGGGCGTCCGTCTCCGGCGCCTATGAGAGCTTTGCGCCGAGCGGCACGGATGGCGTCACCAAGGACGATCACGGACTGAATTTCACCATCGCCGATGACCGCGTCAACGCCATCCGCTGGATGAGTGCCGGCAAGACGCTGGCGCTGGGGACGACGGGCGGCGAATTCAACCTCACGGCGAGTTCGCTCAACGAAGCCCTGACGCCGAGCAACGTCACGGTGCGGCGCGAGACGACCAATGGCAGCGCCGATCTGCGCCCCGAACGCATCGGTGCCGCCGTCATCTATGTGCAGCGCGCCGGGCGCAAGGTCTATGAAATGGCTTACAGCTTCGAGAACGATGCCTTCAACTCGCCGGAGCTGAGCCTGCTGGCGCGGCACCTGACATTGAAGGGCATCAAGGAGATCGCCTATCAGGCCGAACCCTGGTCGGTGATCTGGGCGGTGCGGCAGGACGGCGCGCTGCTGGGCCTCACCTACATGCGGGGGCAAGATGTCGTCGGCTGGCACCAACACCGTATTGCCGGTCGCGCCGCCAAGGTCCACTCGGTCGCGTGCATTCCCGGCAATGCGCAGGACGAGGCCTGGCTGGCGGTCGAGCGCGTTGTGAACGGGGTTGTGCGCCGGTCGGTGGAGCGCATGGCACAGGCCTTCGAACCGGAAGACGCTTTCGACAAGAACGGCGCCTTCTTCGTCGATGGCGGCCTGACCTTCAATGGGGCCGGGATGACAACCCTGACGCCCGATGCCGCGGCCACCGTCGTGGGCAGCGACAATGTCCCCTTCGTTGCCGGCGCGGCGGCCTTCGCGATCGGCGATATCGGCCGGGAAATCCAATACTCCTATCCGGCGCAGGAGGGCGAGGGCTACCACGTCGCCCGGGCCCGTATCACCGGTTTTGCCGACGCCAGCCATGTGACGGCAACCATTTTGGCCCCGTTCCCTGACATAGCACCGATCGCAGCCGGCGCCTGGTCGCTGGGGGCCACAACCATTCTGGGGCTGGGGCACCTGGTTGGCGAGACGGTGACCATCCTGGCGGACGGCGCCACGCACCCGACACGTGTCGTGGCGCCCGACGGCAGCATTACCCTGGAACGGCCAAGCGCCTTCGCCCATGTCGGCCTGGGCTATACCAGCCGTCTTGCCACGATGGACATCGAGGCCGGCGCGCTCGACGGCAGCGCGCAGGGGAAGAGCCGCCGCATCCACCGGGTCATCGTGCGCCTCAACAACAGCCTGGGCATGCGGGTGGGTGCCACGGATCTGGGCAGCGAAGACGTGGTCTTTCGCGAGGCCCGCACTGCGATGGATCAGAGTCCGCCGCTTTTCACCGGCGACAAGGTGGTGGCCTTCCCGAAGGGCTGGGCAACACAGGCGGTGGTGACCGTTCTGCAGGAACAGCCATTGCCATGCACGATTGTCGCCCTCATTCCGCAACTTACCACGATGGATGGATGAAATGTGCAATCCAACGGCAGCAGCGATGGCTGCGACCATGATTGTCTCCAGCGCCGCCAAGATGGCGGCCGATGCCCAGCAAGCCAGCCACGAATCGAACGAATTGGAACGCGAGGCAGAGGTCGCCCGCGCCCAGGGTGCCGAGCAGGAACGCAAGCTGCGCGTCGAGCAATCGCGCGCGCAGGCCAAGCGGCGAGTCGCGATCCTCAAAGGTGGCGTGACGACCGAAGGATCGCCAACCGACATGCTGGTGGATGCCGCACGCGAAGACGATGCCGAGGCGCGCTGGGCGCGCTTCGGCCAGACCGAAGCCGCCCGCGCCAAGGAGCGCGAGGCGCGTTATCGCCGGCGGCAATCGATACTGGACCATCTTTCGGGCACGAGCAGCCTAGGCACCAGCCTCATCAATCTCAACTACTGAAAGGACGACGCAATGGCGACGGCAAAAACACTGGAAGCGGCCATGCAGGAAGCCTTGGCGGCGCATGGCCTGCAGCCTGGGTCGGCGACGCAACCGACGGCGACTGGCCCCGACGATCTTCGCAACGCGCTGGCGGCACCCGGCGCGCCGGAGAACTACCAGATCGCGGTGCCGCCAAATTTCGAGCGGGACGCGGCGCTGGAGGCCAAGGCGCGGCAATGGTTTCATCGTGCAGGTCTGCCGCAGGGCGCCGTCAACGGCATCGTCGATGCCTATTGCCGCCAGTTGTGCAACAGTTCCACCGGCGACGACGGCGCGCTGGCGCAGGCACAGGCTGAATTGAAACGGGAATGGGGCACGGATTATCCGCGCAAGCTCGCGGCAGCCCAGTCGCTTATTGCCAAATGCGGCGGTGCCGAGGAACTGGCTGAGATCTTCGGCAGCACGGGGCTGGGCAATGATGCGTGGCTGATCCGCACCTTGGCGGCGATTGCCGAAATGGATCCGCGGTCGGGGGCCTCCCAATGAGCGCTATTGTTGCTGAAAAGCCGGCGACGATTGCGGCAAGCCTTCCCGGTGATCTTGCCGGCTGGCTGGCCTGTGCCGCAGATCTTCGCGCAAAGCAGAGCGCGCAGGCCAGCGAACGCGCCCATCTTGTCACGCGCCGGCAGATGCTGGCCCTGGCGGCAGCGACCGGTGACGGCCGCGCAGAGAAACGGATCGAGCAGTTGGCGGCGCGCGAACAGGCCCTCGATCTCAGCGCCGCCAATGTTGCGGAAGCCCTGCAGCGCACCGAAACGGAGATCGCTGCCGCGGAAGCGGCCCTGGCGGCGCAAGCGCGATCAGCAGCCTTGGCGCAATACGATCAGCGTTGCCAAGATCGCCTTGCCCTGGTCGCGACGCTGGAACAGCGCCTCCTGGAAATGGCGCCGCTTCTGAGGGCGCTTTCTGACAGCACGCGTGAGTTGATCGAGAGCCATGCGGCCCTCGGCGGGAAGTCGCCGCCGCTGCCGTCTTTGGCGTCGGAAGCGGTTGGCGGGCGGCTTGCCGAATTCATGACCGGCATCGGTTTTGCGGATTGGCTGCCGCTGGCCCGGCCGGAGATCCGCCCGGCGCTCGCCTCGTGGCTAAAGGCGGAAGCAGTGGCCCAGGAGACTTACGCCATCAGCTGCTAGGCGGCATCAGGCACAAGGACAAGACATGACACTTTCCACGACGACGTCCCGCATTACCTATGCGGGCGACGGCAGCACTGTTTCGTTTGCGGTGCCGTTCAGCTTCTTCGGCGCCGATGAAATCGACGTTATCGAGCGCAACGCCGAGACGGGCGATGAAACGCCGAAGGTCTTGACGACTGACTACACCGTCAGTGGCGGTGGGGGTGCGACAGGTACAGTCACGGCCGTCGCGGCACCCGATGCCGCGAAAAGCTGGACCATCGCCCGGCGCACCAAGCGAACGCAGATGGTTGACTATACGCCCAACGATCCCTTTCCGGCGGAGACGCATGAACGGGCATTGGACCGGCTGACGGCGCTGGTGCAAGAGCTTGACGAAAAGCTCAGCCGCGCGGCGGCCCTCAGCCCGACCAGCCCGCCGGTCAATGTCACCTTGCCGACGCCCGAGGCGGGGAGATTGCTGGGCTGGCGCAATGATGCGAACGGCCTGGAGAACAAGAATATCCCGAGTGGTACGACTATCTATACCGCGGTCGATGCAACGCGGGCGGGCGCGGTCAATAGCGAATCCGTGACGCCGCGGAGCCTCGCCTCGCTGTGGCGCAAGGGGAGCGACATTGCGAGCGAAACCGTTCTCGCGAAGCCGGCGGACGTCAATCTCGGCGGTTATCACGTCGTCACGGGTACAACGTCGATCGCGGGGCTGTGGAGCGGCGAGGCGGCCGGAACCGAAGTGGAATTGCGCTTCGCTGCGGCGCTGACGCTGAATCACAATGCCACCAGTTTCATCCTGCCGGGCGGTGCCAATGTCGTGACCGCGGCGGGCGACGTCGCGCGCTTTCGAGCAGAGGGAGGTGGCAATTGGCGCTGCGTCTCGGCGCCACCTGGCTGGTTCGGACAGATGAGCGGCATTGCCCTGCCATCCAGCAGCAAATCAGCTAACTACACGATGCTGGCGGCTGACAAGGGCAGCGAGATCAACTTCACGGTGGCCGGGGTCACCTTGAGTCTCCTGGCGGCGGCAACTGCCGGCAATGGCGCTGTCATCGGCGTGCGCAATTCGGCCAGCAGCGGCGACGTGACGATCGACCCAAGCGGCGCCGAGACATTGGACGGGCTCGCCACGCGTCTGCTGCGGCCCGGTGACTATGTGTTGCTGCGTTCTGACGGTAGCGCCTGGCGAACGATCAGCGGCATGTATTCTTTCGAAAGTGCCGAACAGACGGTTGCAGTCGGTGTCGTGCTGTCTGTGGCGCATGGGCTGGGCGTCAAACCGAACTATCTCCGGGCCGTCTTCCGCTGCAAGACAACCGAGGCGAGTTGGGTAGTCGGTGACGAAATCGACTACAACTCGGTCAACTGGACCTATGGCGGAGCGCTTGCCGCCGACGCCAGCAATGCCGTGGCCACCTGCAACCAGACCTATGCCCCAGCGATCGGCAACAAATCGAGTGGTAGCGGCAATTCCCTCACGCCGGCCAACTGGAGGCTCGTCTTCTTCTGCAAGGATTTGCGAGGCTGAACATGCAGCATTTCTATATCGACCAGACTGGGACCTGCCTGGGCAGCTATGACGGGCCGGCGGCGGGCTCACCCTGGAACGGTGTTGCCATCGCGATACCACCGGAAAATGCCACGTTGCAGCGCTGGGACGGATCGGCCTGGATCTGGCCGACCGAGGTTTTGCGCGAAAGACAGCTGGCGGCGATCAATGAGCGCTACCAAATGGCGCTGCGGGACGGCCTCGCTTATGGCGGCAAGACCCTGCAAATCCGCGAGCAAGACCAAGCCAATCTGACAACGATGGGAAACGAGGCGCGCTGGGCCAAGGCGGCGAATGCGGCCTGGCCAAATGATTTTGCGTGGCGCATGGCCGATGACAGTTTCCTCGCCCTGCCCAATGCCGATGCCATGATCGCCCTGGCCGAAGCCGCCAAGGCCGAGGTCTATCGGCTGCAGCGCGTGAAATGGGCGCATGTCGATGCCTTGCGCGCGCTCAACCAACCGAGCGATATCGCTGCTTATGACTTTGCAACCGGATGGTGAGGTGCGTGATGGGTGGATTGCATGACACATCGCAGGCGATCGGTCGCCTGCAGGCGAGCGTTGAAAAGCTGGAGCATGCCGTCGCACGCCTCAGCGAACGGATCGAGGAACTGCAGCGGCTGCGCTGGCTGATGGTGGGCGCGCTGGTGGTGCTGTGCGGCATCTCTGGTGCCAGCAGCGGCTGGCTTACCAAATTGCTGGACATCGGTGCCTGAAAGCCGGCGGCGAAAGGAGCGAGGGAATGATTGCAAAAGGCGTTGCCGCACTCGGCACCATCAACAAGGCCTGGGCGGCGGCGATCACGGCGCCACTGGCGGAATGGCTGGTCGGTCTTCTGGCCGACTCCCTGTGGTGGCGATGGCAGATCGTCATGCCGGAGAGTGCCGAAATGGCGGTCGTATCACTGGTTGTCGGTCTCGTCGTCTACCACGTGCCCAATCTGTCGGCCGAACCGGCAATTGACGGCGCGGAACGCGCGGGGGTGTGACATGGCGTGGCGCAATCGAAGGAACGCTGCGGTCATTGCCTTCTCGGTCGTCCTCGGGCTGCTGACAAGTTGTGCGACACCTGCAGGGGGGCTGCAAGGCGGAGAGAGTCTCGATCTGCGCAGCCGGCTGATCGCCGCCAATCTGATGGCGGGCAGTTTGGCGGAAGGCTTGAGCAGCGCCATCCGCACACGCAAACTGGTGCCGGGCAGCGACCGGGCGATGCTGATCGGGGCGACCCTGGAAGCGGTCGAGCGTTCACTTGATGGTGCCGCTACGGCCTTGCGGGCAGGACTTCCGGACATGGCAACGCGCCAGATCGGGGCGGCTGAGACGCAATTGATCGGTTTGCAGCCTCTGCTGCCCACACAGACCTCAGCGGACGGGACGGAGGATGCGCCATGA